CGGGCGACTACGCCAAGATCGGCAGCTCGGGCGACTACGCCCAGATCGGCAGCTCGGGCGACTACGCCCAGATCGGCAGCTCGGGCAACTCCGCCCAGATCGGCAGCTCGGGCAACTCCGCCAAGATCAATAGTACCGGCGAAGACTCCGTGATCTGCTGCGCTGGCAGCGGCTCTGTCGTAAAGGCAAAGGCAGGCAGCTGGATCACGCTTGCGGAGTGGGAATATTCCGACGAAAAAGGACGGTTCGCTCCGCGCTGCGTGAAGACGGAATATGTAGACGGCGAGAAGATCAAGGCCGATACCTGGTATCGGCTGAAGAACGGTGAATTTGAGGAGGTAAGGTAAATGGCAATCAAGAAACCCGCTGAACTGGATTTCAGCAACAAGAAATTCATGTGCATCATTTCCGGGCAGCCCGGATTGGGCAAGACGACACTGGCCCTTTCGGCCCCGAAGCCGTTTCTGTTCGACACGGACAATGGCATTGCCCGCGTCAGGCCGGAGCAGCGCGGCGTGACCTCCGTAGTGGAATCCTACGAGGAAATGCTTGGCGATATGGAGTCCGACGAGTACAAGGAATCGGAATCCGTCGTGATCGACACCGGCGGTATGCTGGTACAGCTGATGAAGGACTGGGCAAAGAAGCAGGACAGCAAGGCCACGAAGGATGGGCGCGCCATGTACGGCGTGATCAAATCCGAGTTCGACCGGCTGTGTTACCAGATCCGCGCAAAGGACAGGAAGCATTTGATCGTGGTGTTCCACACGACGGAACAGCAGAAGGGCGACACCATCCAGACGCGCCTTTCCTGCGAGGGCGGCGCAAAAGATATCGTCTGGACGCCTGCGGACTTCGGCGGCTATATGTTCATGATGGGCAACAAGCGCATGATCGGCTTTACACCGACAGACGAATACTTTGCAAAAGGATGCTTCGGTGTGCGCGGCGTGATGCAGCTGCCGGAGCTCAAGCCCGGCCAGAAGTCCACATTTTTGACGGATTTGTTCCGCAAAGCGCAAGAGGACATCAACGAACAGGCCGAGATCTATAGCGGCGAGAAAACCGCATATGACGTGGCGATGCAGGAAGGCCGCGCGTTCATTGCGCTTGTCGGAGATCCCGACACGGCGTTAAAGGCGCGGGAAGGGCTGGCAAAGATCCATCACGCTCTGACTAGCGCCGCCGAGCTTGGCGCAGAGTTCAAGCGCAAGTGCAAGAAACTCGGTCTGAAATACGATAAGGAGATAAAAGCCTATGTATTGGCTGACACAAAGCCTGCTAAGCAGCTGGAAGCACTTTCTTGATGCGGATGATGCGTATGCAGACGCGGCGCTGTCCTCCTTCCTCTCTACGCTTCGGCGTGAAGAGAAGGAAACAACGCAGGCGATGCAGGCTGGCATTGACTTCGAGGCGGCGATCAACAGCACGGTTGCGGGCGTACCAATTGAGCCTGTCAGCGAGAAATACGACCGGGCTGTAGCAAAATTTTCCCGCATCTGCTCGGGCGGTCAGCCACAAGTTCCGGTCGCCGGGCGGCTGCATGTATCGGGCTTGGATTTCCAGTTATACGGCGTCTGCGACTATGTAAAGGCTGGTGTGATCTACGATATCAAGCGCGTGCAGCGGTACGAATACGGCAAGTATCTGCACAGCCCGCAGCATCCGATGTATCTGCATCTGCTGCCCGGCGCGTCAAAATTTACATACCTGATCTTCGACGGCGCGAACACTTACGCGGAAACGTACCGGCGCGGCGATTTCGAGCCTATCGAAGATACGATTTCATGCTTTATCAACTGGCTTTTGGCAAACGGTTATATCAACGATTATTTTACACATTGGGAAATGAACACTGAAAGGATGGACAAGATAGATGGGATTTAAAGCAGTAAAGAATGATGGCGGTCTGATGAAGGCTGGCGATTATGAGTGCTATTTGAAATCGTGCGGCTACAGCGTAACGAAGAACGGAAACGAATGCATCAAGTTTGACTTCGTCGTCCGTGAGGACGTCGAGCAGGAATATCAGAAGAAGCACATCTTCAAGAACTTCTGGCCCGACCGCGACACCGGGGAGTACGACGCCGACAAGATCGGCAAATATGCAAATGCGCTTGGCATTGAGCCGGGCACCGATTTTGAACTTGACGATCTGGTAGGCCGCAACTGCATTTTGCACATGGAGCCGTTTGAGGGCAATGACGGTGTGACGCGCGACTGTATCCGGTATCTCAAGCCCAGCAAGGCAGACTCCTTTGTAACGCCCGCACCGGCCAGCGCAGAGGAGTTCAAACAGCTTGACGAAGGCGACGACGAACTGCCGTTCTGAGGGCTGAAATATGCCGAACAGAATTATTCGGGAAAGCATCTGCACAAGCGATAGCGTCGACAAACTCTCGTGGTTTGAAGAAGTTCTGTTTTATCGGCTCATTGTAAACTGTGATGATTTCGGACGCTTTGACGGGAGAGCGGCGGTAGTGAAAAACCGCCTCTTCCCGCTGAAAGAAAACCTCACGCTCAAAACTGTAGAAAATGCTCTTCATGGGCTGGCGAGTGCTGGATTGATTGCTCTGTATGTGTTTGAGGGCAAGCGCTTCCTTTACCTACCAACATGGGGCAAGTATCAGACGCAGCGTGCGAAGGTAAGCAAATTCCCGTCGCCTGATGACGGGAAACAAGCGGACGAAATCATTTGCAAGCAAATGCGTGCAGATGTTCCCGTATTCGAGAATCGAGAATCGAGAATCGAATTCGCTATTCGAGATGCGGAAGATAGCGCGGAGCCGCAAGCGGCATCCACGCCGCCAGCAATCTCTCTGCCGCTGAATGATGGAACGGGATATTCCGTTTCCGTGGAGCAATGCCAGGAATGGGCGGGCTTGTACCCTGCTGTCGACGTGATACAGCAGCTGCGGAACATGAGGGGCTGGTTGGACGCAAATCCGGCCAAACGGAAAACAAAGCGCGGGATCAATGCGTTTATTGTCCGCTGGCTGGCAAAAGAACAGGACAAGGGCGGAACACAGCCTGCACAGTACAGCCGCGCTGCAAAGCCCGGCTACGGTGTGCAGGGGCACCATGACCCGCTGAATCCGCTGGAAGAGGCTGCTGTCAACCGGCTGTTCGAGAAACCGCCGAAGAACGCGGAGAAAATGCGGCACGGCATACAGGCCCACGGGGAGGAACTGTCTGCGTTCCAACTGGCGGCGATAGACAAAATGCTGAACGAGGAGGAGGACAAAAACAAATGAGTAAACCCAAATACATGAAAGGCGATTGCATTCGATCACTGGACGATTTGGTGCTGCAAGAAAACATCTTCTGGAACGGGAGAATTTGGAATCGAAAGTGGTTCATGAACCTAAGGAATGGAGGATATATGATAGACGCGAAGGAAATCGTGCAGGCGCTGCGGTGCTGCAAATTTGGAGTCCCGTGCGAAAAATGCCCCGTAGTAGGGAACAAAGACTGTTTTGACGAGGTAAATACGGCCGCAGCAGAACTGATCGAGCGCCTGACCGCCGAGAACGCGAAGGCAGAAGCCGAGAGGGACGCGCTGCGGGAGAAGAAGCGGTGGATTTCCGTGATAGAAAAAACGCCAGAGTATGATATGCCGCAGCTTGCGCTAAATGCTGACGGGGAGGCACTCATTGCAAATTACGCATACGGCGAATGGTTTGATACATGGGGGCAAGACGTGGAGGTTACCCACTGGATGCCGCTGCCGGACGCGCCGGAGGAAGGAGGCAAGCATGAGTAAAGCTGTTTTGATCAGCATTCGCACAGAGTGGTGTGAGAAGATCGTCAACGGGCGGAAGACCATTGAGGTGCGCAAGACGCGCCCGAAGATGGATACGCCGTTTAAGTGCTACATCTACTGCACGCAGAGCGCTGATATGCTTTGGATTTTGAAGGAAAGGGAACGGTATCTCCATCCTGATAAAATAGCGGATGTTTTCAAGGCTGCTAAATGCGGCGGAGCATATCGGGGGAATGGCAAGATCATCGGCGAGTTTGTATGCGACGACATTTTTGAAAGGATCGTCAGAGTAGGAGCAATCTGTGAACCGCCGAAATATTGCATCTGCGATTGGAACATGGACTGCACACCACTTGATACGCTTCTTGCGGATGCCTGCCTGACAAAAGACGAACTGGAGAAGTATCTGGACGGCGGCGTCGGCTACGGCTGGCACATTTCCAACCTCAGAATTTACGATACTCCGCGCGAACTGCGGGAATTTTACGCTGTGCCAAATGAGGTAGAGGTAGCGCTCAAGGCAAAACCAAAGCCGATCACCCGCCCGCCGCAGAGCTGGCGGTATGTGGAGGAAGAGTTATGGAACGACTGACAAGTCCTAATATCAACGTAGACCCGGATACCGACCGATTCCTGCACGCCGCAATCGGCGGCAAGGAAATCGACTGGAAGCAGAGCCTGGACAGCACGCTCAACGTGCTGATCAACGGCCCGACGAGCAACGGCTTTGGCAAGGATATTTTCCGCAAGATGGCCCGCGATCTGTACGGACGGCTGAAAGCCTACGAGGACATTGCCGAGTTGTGCGGCGGGTTTGACCGCATCCGCGAGCTTGCCGAGGCCGACAAGGACGGGCGCGTCATTATATTGCCGTGCAAGGTGTACGAGACTGACGGGGTGAGGGTGTATGAGCACACGGTGCGCGAGGTCATCTATGAGACGGCAGGCGGCCCGGCTTTCGATAAAAATGCAATCGGGAAGAGCATATTTTTGACGCGCGCCGAAGCCGAGCGGGCGATTCAGGAAATGGAGGGAAAGGCATGAGCAACCAGGGAGTAATCCGTGGGACAATTGATGGACAGGAAAAGTATTGCAGAATCCCAATCCGTAGCCGCTTGTATGAATCCGTGATGGAAGATAATACGACGGAGCTTTCCTCGGAGGCGATTCTCGCCATGCCGCATGACAAGGCGGCTGCGGTGATTGATGCAATTATGGCGGACTGGCTCTACTGGCTCAAGAGAGCCGGGGAGTTGTGGGTACTGACGCGCAATTCCGCCGAGGAAACGGAGGGCAAGGCATGACCAGAAAACGCGCAAGAAAGATCCTCATGTCTATCGGCACGAGCCGGAACCATGCAAACTGGGGGCTGACGGCAAAGCCGCGCTGGAAGACAAACGCCGGTGTGGTATAGGACACGCTGGCGATCAAACTGTACGCGAAGCTGCTGCGGGCAAGAATGGAGGGCAAGAAGAATGGCAAAACGTAAAAACATGATGGATATGACGCCGGTCTGCGAGCGGTGTGGGAAGGTCGCGCCGGTGGACAACAAGCTATCGACTCCGAACTGGACAGTTTACCGGACAAAAGAGCCGTGCGAATGCGGCGGGAAATACACGGCGCGTGCGTTTTTGGACGACAGCGTGCTTTCATCGTTCGATAAGGAGGCAAACCATTCAAATGATCGCTGAGTATCTTGATAGGAGCAGTTTAGTTGCGCGGATGAAGTATTACGAGGAGCACACAACGGAAGAATCTGGTGAGCATTATGCGTATTCAGTTGCACTAAGAGAGATAAGAAACGCGCCCGCCGCCGACGTTGCGGAGGTGGTGCATGGAGAGTGGCTGCGAGCAGATGATGACTGGAATAGCCTCACAACAATTCAGTGCTCCCTTTGCAGCGAAGAGTGGTGCTTTGAGACGGACGATGATGTGAGCTTACTGAATTACAAATACTGCCCCAACTGCGGGGCGAAGATGGATGGAGGTAACGACAACGTTTCAGATTGAGCTTTTATCCGGCGGCGTTTTCTGGGTATACGCAGTATACCCGCAGAATAGCGCGTTTTTGATTTGGAAAGATGACTGCTGGGTTTGGATGGAGGCGGATATGTGCAAGCCGTATGTCCTGCCGTGGATGGGCAGCGCCTATCCGGGAGGTGTGACGCAAGATGAAACCACGCAGATCATTGACGGATGTTGCACCGCCTGCGGTGAACTTATGGACTGCTGCGAAGCGGCAGAATATAAGTTTTGCCCGTATTGCGCGAAACGGATAGTATGAAAGGCTTGCGGTTTGCTCGTGGTAGCGCGAAAGGAGGGAAGCTGATGCAGGATTGCTGCCTGACTTGCAAGAATCTGGAATACAGAAATAACTACGTTTATCCGTACCGGTGCTTGAAGCACAAGGCCGAACGGTTCTCCGAGGAAGAACTGGAACGGAGGTTCTTTTCCGGAGAGGAATGCGAAGACTTTGAACAAAGGAGGTGGCCTGATGGGCACAATTCTGGCGATTGACCCCGGCAATATCAAATCTGGCTATGTGGTGGTTGAGCACGACGGCGAAGAAATTCGCCGCGTGCTGGAGGCCGGGAAGATCGAGAACCCGGCAGTGACTGATATGCTGGATCGGAAGCTTTATGCGAACTGCATAGACGTTGCAATCGAGATGATCGCGGGCATGGGCATGACGGTCGGACAAGAGGTGTTCGACACCTGCGTCTGGATCGGGCGATTCTGGGAAATCGCGTTGAGGTCGGGCGGATATGAGCCGAAGAGGATCTACCGCCGGGAAGAAAAGCTGAATCTGTGCGGCTGCCTGAGCGCGAAGGATAAGAACATTCGGCAGGCCCTGATAGATCGATACGGCGTTGTCGGCACGAAAAAAGATCCCGGATTCTTCTATGTGAACGGCACGAAGTTTGCAAAAGATATGTGGGCGGCGATGGCTGTCGCCGTGACATATTTTGACAAGTACATCAAGGGGGTAAAGCTTTGAGCAAGACGCAGCGAAAGCCACCAAGACCGCCGATGCAGCTGACGTGCGATGCCTGCGGGAAGACGTTTATGCGCGCACCGTCCAAGTACAAGGCAAAATACAATTTTTGCAGCGAGGCGTGCGCCTGGGCGGCACATGGGGAAGCTGTGACGGGCCGGGCGGAGCGCGTGCAGATCCTGATCACGTGCTCGATCCCGGTATACCCGGAAATGCGGCCTGTCTGCGGACGGGTGTATCCTGCCGAGAAATACAAATACAGGACAAACCGGACGGGCTATGTCGTTGCGGTAAACGGCAAGCGCGTATGTGTGAGGGTGGACGAATGCAGGGAAATCTAGGGCTCACACCGGTGCAGGCTCCGTGCAAAGGCTGTGCGGATAGGCATACCGGCTGCCACACGGACTGCACCCGATACATAGCATTCCGCCGGGAGGCGGACAGATACAAGCAGGAGCAATCAAAGGACGCAGCGAGATATGCAACAACAAGGGGCTGTATGCGGACGCTGCACGATGCGAACCGCGCAAAGCGCGAAGGGAGGCAACATTACTGATGAGCACGCCGCGATACGGCTGGTGGGCCTATGCAAAATGGATGATCCGCAGCTATAAGGGCGGCGGGCTGATGACGAAGGCCGAGCGCGCTGCCGTTGCGGATGCAATCGCGGAGACGGAACAGCTCGTTGACGGCGCGGAGCGACTCCGGCTCATAGACTTGGTTCTTTGGAAGCGGACGCACACCTTACAGGGCGCTGCGATGGCGGTTTATGTGTCCGAACGCACCGCACAGGAGTGGCACAGGCAATTTATTCGCCTTGTGGGGCAAAAAAGAGGGCTTTTATGAAAAAGTCTGCGTCCCAGAGCCAAATTTAACATTTACTATAAGGGCGTAGAGATCAACTCTACGCCCTTCTTCATCGGCACCGCAGCGTTCTGCGGAAACCTCATCCTCCTGTTCTCGTGTTCTCCGGTGTGAATAAATATATTTATTCACACACGGAGACACGAGAACGAAAGAACGAGGCAGAAAGGAGCGGCTATGGCGAGTTTGCGCGCCCTTGCACACAAGCTGCAAACAGCGCTCTTGTACAACGGAATCAAAATAAAAATCAATCAAATGCAGACCTATTCCGCGAAAAATGACAGGATGGTGACGAAATACATGGTTTACGAATATCGACCTGATGAAAAGCCGAAGAACGTCACTCTGCTGGAAACGTACCAGATTGCGGATGTGGTGAAGCTGCTGGCCGGACTTTACAGCGATGGCGGATGAAAAGCTTACGCCGAAGCAGAGACGATTCTGCGAAGAATATCTGAAATCCGGGAACGCGACAGAAGCAGCGAAAAAGGCCGGGTACAAAGAAACATCATGCAGAGTGATTGCGGCAGAAAACCTGTCAAAACCAGCTATTTCTGCGTATATAAAGCGCAGGCTGGACGAACAGGAAGCGGCGCTTGTCGCAGATTCCAACGAAATTCTGAAATTTTACACTGCCGTCATGCGCGGGGAGGTCAAAGACCAGTTCGGCATGGACGCATCGCTGTCCGACCGGCTGAAAGCCGGTGACAGTCTCATGAAGCGATACGCGGCAGCTTCCGACCGCAACAGGACGACAATGGAGAAGCTTGATTCGATGCTGAAGGAGTTCCAAGATGCTGTTAAGTCCGAAACAACGTGAATTTGTAAAATACGGGACGCATCGATGGAACTTCAAGGGCGGAGCCACCAGAAGTGGGAAGACTTACCTCGATTTTCGATGGATCATACCGATCCGGATTCGTGAGCGAATCGGAAAAGATGGTCTGGCCGTCATTCTCGGCGTAACAAAATCCACGATTGAGCGAAATGTGCTGGAGCCGATGCGGAACCTGTATGGCGATATGCTTGTCGGAACAATCTCCAGCGACAACACAGCGTGGATTTTCGGGGAAAAGTGCTATTGCCTCGGTGCGGAAAAGGTTTCTCAGGTTTCAAAGATCCGCGGCGCGTCGATTAAATATTGCTACGGCGACGAGGTCGCGGACTGGTCGGAAGAAGTCTTCGCGCTGCTAAAAAGCCGTCTTGATAAGGAATACTCCTGTTTTGATGGGACGTTCAATCCGCAATATCCTGACCACTGGCTGAAAAAATTCCTTGATAGCAACGCGGACATTTTCAGCCAGACATACACAATAGACGACAATCCGTTCCTGCCGGAATCTTTTAAAGAAAATCTGAAAAAAGAATACGAAGGGACGGTTTATTACGACCGCTACATTCTCGGCCTCTGGGTACGTGCCGAAGGACTGGTATATCCGATGTTTGGAGATGACTGCATCACGCAGGAGATCCCGGACACCGGAGATTATTATATATCTATAGACTATGGCACGCTGAACCCGTTTTCTGCCGGGTTATGGTGTGTTGGGAAGAGGTCCGCTGTGCGCATTGCAGAAATCTATTACAGCGGACGCGAGACAAGGGCGCAGAAGACCGATGAGGAATACTGCGATATGGTCGAGAGGCTGGCCGGAGAAAAAACGATTCGGGCAGTTGTCGTTGATCCGTCAGCGGCGTCTTTTATCGAGGCGCTTCGCAGGCGAGGCAGATTTAAGGTCAGGCACGCAGACAATGACGTTATGAATGGAATCCGAACTGTGTCTGATTTTTTGCGAAATGGAAAAATCAAGATTCATGAAAGCTGCGAGAATACAATCCGGGAGTTCGGCCTGTATCGTTGGGACGAAAAAAGCGAAGTCGACCGCGTTGTAAAGGAAAACGATCACGCGATGGATGAGGTTCGCTATATGGCGATGACAGTGCTGAAAAAGGCGTTTAAGGAACATATCTTCGTGCCGGAGCTGGCGAGATAAGAAGGTGAAGCATGAAAACATATCAGGATTTTTTAGAGGTTGCCGAGAAATCGGATCGGGACAGAATGGAATTTGTTCTGGCGGCAATCAACGATCATAAAAACTCGGATTTGTACCAGCAGGCAAAGATTGCGCGGGAATACGACGAGCACCGAAATGTTACCATCATTACCGTGCAGAAGCTGCTTTATACGCTGTCCGGGAAGGCCATCCCGGACAACTATAGCGCAAATTACAAGCTCCGCAGCGCATTCTTTCCGATTTTCATGCGGCAGGAAACACAGTATCTGCTAGGCAACGGCGTGATACTGAAAAACGCCGAGAACAAGAAGCGGCTCGGCAGAAAATTTGACAATCAGATTCAGGATCTGGCGCGCTCGGCGCTTGTCGGCGGCGTGGCTTATGGCTTCTGGAACCTCGATCATCTGGAAGTGTTCACGGCCCTAGAATTTGTGCCGCTGCTGGATGAGGAAAACGGATCGCTTCGCGCCGGTATTCGGTTCTGGCAGGTGGCAGCGAACAAACCGCTGCGGGCGACACTGTACGAGCCGGACGGATTCACACAATTCATCCGCAGGAGCGGGAAGGAAATGGAGATTTTGGAGCAGAAACGCGGATATGTTGCGGTGGAAGCAAGCTCCGAAGCAGATGGAACGGAAATTCTGGAGTATCAGAATTATCCGGGATTTCCGATTATCCCGATGTATGGCAACCGTGCCCGGCAGTCTGAGCTTGTCGGCCAGCGCGAAGCAATCGACTGCTATGATCTGATCAAATCCGGCTTTGCGGATACGGTTGACGAAGCGTCGATCATCTATTGGACGATCTCCAATGCGGGCGGCATGGACGAAATCGATATGGCGCGGTTCAAAGAAACTATGCGGCGGATCGGAGTCGGCCTTGTGGACGACGACGGCGCAAAGGCGGAGGCCCACACGCTTACGATTCCAGTCGAGGCGCGGGAAGCGCTGCTGAGCAGACTCAGCGACGATCTTTACAGGGACTTTCAGATGCTGGACACCACGAAAATACAGGGCGGCCAAAAGACGGCGACCGAGATCACGGCGGCATACCAGCAGATGGACAACAAAGTCGACGAATTCGAATACTGCGTCGGTGATTTCCTGTATCAGCTTTTTGCGCTGATCGGCATTGACGATGAGCCGACATTTACGCGTTCGAAGATCGTGAACCAGCTGGAGCAGACGCAGATGGTGCTGCTTGCCGCGAGCTACCTTGACGACGAAACGATTCTGAGCAAGCTGCCGTGGCTTACGCAGGAGGAAGCCACGGAAATCATGAGGAGGAAAAGCGCGGAGGAAGTCAGCCGGTACGCGGCGATAGATACAAGCGATACGGGAGGCGGCGAGAATGACAATTAAACTTGCTGACGGAAGAAATGAGCTTTGGCAGTGGGACACCGGCAGAAAAGTCGTGTTTGACGACGAGAAGGTAAAACAAGCGCATTTTCAGAATCACAGCAGCGGCTACGGAAGGACAATTGACGTTGACGTCGAAGACGGTGCAGCCAAGATCCCGGACGAGCTGCTTCAGGCCGCCTTGCCGCTTACGGTGTACGCATACATCGGCGAGGAATCGGACGGATATACAAAGGTCGAGCGTGCTTTCACAGTAAAGCCCCGGAAGCGGCCTGCAGAATACGTTTTTACGCCTACGGATCAGCTGACGCTGCGGAAGCTCGAATCCATGATTGGAAATCTCGCCGATCTGACCACCACAGCCAAAAACAATCTGGTAGCCGCGATCAACGAAGCGGCGAAAACCGGCAGCGGAAGCGCGGGCTCCATCGATCTGCGCACCGCAGACGGCTATATCCAGTATAGCAACGATGGCGGCGCGACGTGGGAAAACCTGATCGCCCTCGCTGACCTCAAAGGCGAGAAGGGCGAAAAGGGCGACACCGGCGCGACCGGCCCGCAGGGCAAACCCGGTGAGCGGGGGCCTCAAGGCGAGACAGGCCCACAAGGCCCTCAAGGCAACACCGGCCCGCAAGGCCCAACCGGCTCGACTGGCCCGCAGGGGCCGCAGGGACCAGCGGGAAAAACGCCGGTCAAGGGGACGGACTATTTTACGCAGGCCGATAAGTATGAGATTGCGGAAGACGCGGCTGCGATGGTCGATCTGAGCGGGAAGCAGAACAAGATCACGGCAAGCGGCATGCTGAAGGGCGACGGCGCGGGCGGCATCACAGCAGCGGAAGCGGGCACGGATTATGCAGCACCGTCCCTCGGACTGACCGGCGCAGCCGTCGGACAGGCCGCCGTCGTAATGTCGGTAGACGCTGACGGAAAGCCAACGGCGTGGAAGCCTGCCAACTTTGGAAATGCAGATGTTTTTATCATCGATTGCACGGCAGACGAAACAGACAATGAAAGCAGTCCGATTACGCTTACACCGAGCAAAACATATGATGAGGTTCGCAACGCGATTCTGGAACAGAAGCAGTGTTATGCGCAATATGACGGGATATATTACCCGCTGGCGGAAATCTTTATAAATGCTGCTGAATCAAACAACATTACGAACGCAACCTTTACTGTTGCGAGAGCTGGCATCAGAATACGCTCCATTGAGATGCGACACCCAGCATTAGATAAAGATCCTGTATGGAGTACACGGCTTCCGGAAAGTGCACTAAAGGCGCCTGCAAGCGCGACACTAGGCCAAGTGATGGCTTATCAAGGGGCGTTACGTGGCTGGGGAAAATCAAATATAGGTACTAATCTTTCCACCGATTTCTCCGGACTTATCAAGGGTAGTAACGGATATCTTGCACATGCTGAATCTGGTACAGACTATATGGCTCCTGTTGCCGTAACATCTGCCGACAACGGCAAATTCCTGCGCGTGGTAAGCGGTGCGTGGGCGGCTGCGGCGATTGACAATGCGAATGGAGGGAGCTTCTGATGGCGGAATATCTGACAAACACGGCTGACCTGACGGCGGTCGCGAACGCGATCAGAGCCAAGGGAGGCACATCCGCGCAACTGATATATCCTGACGGGTTTGTGTCGGCCATTCAGGCAATCAAGACTGATGCTGTGAAAACACTGGAATGGAACCAATGCCCCCAGGCGGTGCGGAATTACCTCACAAACGTTACTTATGATCCCAATGACTACAGCGTTTCCCGGATTGCAAATTATGCACCCGCCGAAGCGGTGGTGAGCAACTACAAGCCCATCGGACAGGAGGCGGGCGGGGCGATGCACTACAATGAAGTGCCTAATGTGCTGACGCCTTTTGCCGGGAACAATGCTGCGGGAACGCTGAAACCGCTGGATGCGCTGCGGTGGATCAAGACGCGCAACAACTCTGCAGAAGCGTGGAATGTGCGCGATCTGGGAGGCTGGGCCTGCGATGGCGGCACTATAAAATACGGGCTGCTGATTCGAGGCGGGCGTATCGCCGCCGCAGATCGTGCGGTACTGGTCGGCCAGCTCGGCGTACAACATGAAATCGATCTCAGAGGCAAAGAGGGCCGCGATCCGTCCGACGGTGACGTTGCAACAGAATCCCCGCTTGGCAGCGATGTGTGGTTTACGATTGCCGATAAGGCAGCATCCTACGCGTTGGCGCCGGTTGCAACGTGGCAGCTCTATCTTCGCTGCGTGATCGATGCTGTAACGCACCGGGAGCCGGTATATTTTCATTGCACCGCAGGCGCGGACAGAACCGGCACGTTGGCTTGTGTGCTGGAAGGGATACTCGGCATGAGCCAGAGCGATATCGATAAGGACTATGAGCTTACTACATTTTATTCCGGTTCGGGAACGGATGCACTCGCGCGGCGGAGAAATGAACCAGAGTGGATTGGACTTATCAATGCCATTAAGGCCGTTTCCGGCGAAACGTTCCGTGACAAATGCGTACATTTTGCCGTGGGAACGTGCGGAATGACAATGGCCGACATCAACGCTTACCGCGCGGCTATGATCAACGGAACGCCCGAAACGCTTCACTGGTATCAGACGATCACCAAAAATCTCACAGGCTGTACGATTAGCAACGCCGCATCTCAGGTGGATTACGGCGAGGCGTACACCGCGACCATCACGGCGGAAAGCGGAAAGACGCTGACCTCCGTTGTGATAAAAATGGGTGGCGTAGACATTACGTCCACGGCTTATTCGGCAGGCAGCGGTGCAATCAACATCGCCAAGGTAACAGGGGCAATTACGATCACTGCGGCTGCTTCTGCACCGTCAGTGACTTATACCATCACGCGGAATCTCACCAACTGTGCATCTTCCAATACAGCGGACAGTATTGCCGAGGGCGCGGCCTACACCACGACACTCGCCCCGACCGGCACGTATAAGAAGCTCGGCGCGATCACTGTCACGATGGGCGGTACGGACATTTCCGCGTCTGCGGTTTCCGGCAGCACGATAACTATTGCCAAGGTAACGGGAAACATTGTGATTACCTGCGCGGCGACGATCACGAATATCATTGATACCGTCGGCATCTCTGCGGATACGCGCTTGAGTGCAGCGAGCGGTTCCAATAAAGCGCAGACGGGACATGCGGCTATCGGCGCGAACATGGATGCGGCAAGCCTGATTCATCTGCACGCGGGTGATACGCTCCGCATCAAGGGTGTAAGCCTCCCCACCGCAAACGATGGAACAAGTGTGGCAGTGAGGTACAGTGCAACGGCAACGTTTATGTCCGCGAGCTACATGCACAACGGGTATACGTGGGGTGAGCTCAATTTTACCAGCAGCGGAGATATCGTCACGGTAACATCACGTGCTGAGCAGTACATCCGTTTGTCGCCGATCTGCACGGATGCATCGGCCGTTGTGGCGACGATCAATGAGGAGATCAGCTGATGAATACTTGCGTATGCTGCGGGCCGATCTGATAACGCGGAAAGGAGAGAGAGATCATGGATACAAAAACCATCATCGTCACCCTCGTCTGCGCCGCGCTCGGCGAGGCGGATAGAAGTGTATGAGCACAAGCAACACCGCCGGGCAGAAAATGACAGACGCAGAGCTCGCAAAGCTTGAAAAGCGAATTGCTGCGATATACAGGGAAGCGTATAACGATCTGACGGATACGATCAGGGATTACTTCGGTAAATTTGCAGCGCGCGACGCGGTGGAAAAGGAGCGGCTGGACGCTGGCGATATCACAGAGGAACAATACAAGCAATGGCGGCTTGCGCAGATCGGGCGTGGAAAGCGCTTTGAGGCGCTACGGGATAAGGTCGCCGAGCGCATGACAAATGCAAACGTTGCTGCTGTTGCGTATGTCAACGATGCAACGCCGAGCATTTACAGTTTGAACCGGAATTTCGCGGCGTACACCATTGAGCAGGTCACCGGTGACGTTGGCTTCGATATCTGGGACGAACAGACCGTGAAGCGCCTGATCTCAGAGCAGCCGGAGCTTATGCCGTACTATCCGGAAAAGCGGGCGCTCAATCGCGGGATAGATCTTGCATACGGGAAAAAGCAGATAACCGCCAGTGTCACCAGCTCCATCTTACAGGGCAGAAGCATCAAGGGCATGGCAGATGATCTGCAAAGTCGTATCACCACCATGAACCGCGATTCCGCTATCCGGACAGCTCGAACGGCAGTCACGGGCGCACAGAACGCCGGACGGCTGGATTCCTATTATGCCGCTGAGAAAATGGGAATCAAGTGCAGAAAACAATGGATGGCGACGCTCGACGGGAGAACCCGCCACTCCCACGCCATGCTCGACGGCGAGATCGTGGACAACGACAAAAAGTTCTCCAACGGCTGCCGCTACCCAGGCGACCCAAACGGCCCACCGTCCGAAATCTATAACTGCCGCTGCACGCTGGTATCCGAGATTGAAGAAATCGACACCTACGGAGGCAAGCGCCGCGCCAGGAACCAGGCGACCGGACGGAATGAGCTGATTGAGAACATGAGCTATGCGGAATGGGCTGGATGGAAGGAAAAGGCACAAGTGCAAAAGGCTATGGCTCAGCAAGCTGAAACATATTCTACATTTGCTGATGGAGAACAAGCAAGCCAGTTCTTTGGAGAAAGACCTCCAAGAAGTTTGCGAAGAGAAAACAGAGAAGAATATGACAGGCTTTTGGAAGAGTATAGAAAAAGTTCCTTTGGCTCTTGGTGTGATGGATTGAGCGGTGAAGAAACAACCTCTATTGGCGAATATTCTGGCGATGGATATTCCGGCATCAACGGATTGCTCCGCGGTCATATGACAGAAAAGATGGTAAAGGCTTGGGACGATGTTTCAAGTATTGGAATCCGTGAAATGGTTGACCATATCGATGATTCTATATCGAGGTTTGAACTTAAAAAGGGCATTAAGGTATATCGAACTTGTGAGAAAGATGTTTTTGAGAACCTTTCAACGCAAGTTGGATCAAAGTTTGTGGATGACGGATTTGTTTCCACGACAGTTTTGAAAAAAAAGGTTGCAAGTGGAAATGTTTTTATGGAAATTGATGTACCGCCCGGAACTGGTAGAGGTGCGTGGATAAATCCGCTAAGTGGCTCAGCCGATAAAGAATGGGAGTTCCTGCTTCAAAGAGGATCTGTTTTTGAAATTACCGATGTTTCGGATGTTGGTGATGACATTGTTGTGAAAATGAAATGGACTGGTATTGAAAAGAAAGATATTGAGTTTGCATCGAGAGAAGATGTTATTGCTTGGCAGAAGAGAAACGGATTGTATGACGAAACGGAGGAATACAGAATATGAAAACCAATAATCTGACAAAAGAAGATGTCAAGAAACTTTTGGGTGCCAAAAACAGAAAGAAGTTTGAGTGGTCAAAGGGTGACATTCGGAAAAAGAAATGAGTTACACCTACAAAAACAATACGGATGAGGTTTTGTAGATGGATATTAAATTCACCGACAACTCCAAAGAAGTGAAGTCTGCTATGCACGACGCGCTGATTCGCGCCCTAGAAAAGATCGGCATGACGGCCGAAAAGTATGCAAAGCGGCTTTGCCCGGTGGACACCGGCAATCTGAGGAACAGTATCACGCACCGCGTAGATGAAGGGGAACCGGCTGCATACATCGGAAGTGACACGGAATATGCCGCATACGTCGAACTCGGAACCGGTAAGTATTATCCGGGCGGGAGACCTACGCCGTGGGCGTATCAGGACGCGAAGGGGAACTGGCACTGGACGGCTGGAAACAAAGCACAGCCGTTTTTGAAGCCCGCAGCAGCGGACCATGCGGCGCAGTACCGGAAAATCGTCGTAGATGAGATGAAAAACAGCTAAAGATTGCGTCCCAGAGCCATAAATATACGGTATAAGTGTGGTAACAGCAAAGAAATGACTGTTGCCACATTTTTTGTTCTGTCGCGGCAAAGCACCGCCGACAAGGGAAAGGAAGATAGAACATGGCACTGACGCGCAAGCTCCTGAAGGGCATGGGGCTGACAGAAGAGCAGATGGATACGATCATTGAGGCACACACCGATACCGTAGACGGGCTGAAAACCGACCTTGCACGGTATAAGGCAGACGCCGAAAAGCTCCCCGGAGTACAGGCGGAGCTTGAAAACCTGAAAGCCAAAGGCGACGATGGCTGGAAGGATAAGCACGACAAAGTCAAAAAGGAATTTGACGACTACAAAAGAGAGCAGATGCAGAAGGAAACCAAGAGCGCGAAAGAATCCGCGTATCGGGAACTTTTGAAGTCTGTGGGTATCAGCGAAAAGCGCATCGATTCGGTTTTGAAGATCACCGATCTTTCATCGGTTGAATTGGAAGACGGCAAGATCAAGAACGCCGATGATCTGAAGAAGTCCATCAAGGAAGAGTGGGCAGATTTCGTTGTTACCACGAAACAGAAGGGCGCGGACACCAAAGACCCGCCCGCAAACAACGGCGGCGCTATGAGCCGGGACGACATCTTCAAAATCAGGGACGCGTCTGAACGGCAGGCAGCAATTGCCGCAAATCTCAATTTGTTCGGAAAGGAAGAATAATATGGCAGCAAAAAACAACCTGACCATGACGAGCGACGTTCAGGTAACCGCTCGTGAAATTGATTTTGTAACCCGCTTTGCGCGGAACTGGCAGCACCTGCGCGACATTCTCGGCATTATGCGCCCCATCAAAAAGCAGCCGGGCACCGTCCTGAAATCCAAGACCGCAAGCGTGACGCTCGCGCAGAGCGTCGGTGAGGGCGAAGAAATCCCCTACTCCAAAGCGACTGTCATCGAGAAGGACTATGCGAACATCAACGTCGAAAAGTACGCGAAGGCGGTCTCCATCGAGGCAATCAAGGAATACGGCTATGATGTCGCAGTCGCGATGACCGATGAAGCTTTCCTGTATGAGCTTCAGACCAACGTCACGAACCGGTTCTACGATTACCTGAATACCGGCCTGCTGACTGTCAGTGAAACCAACTGGCAGCGTGCGCTTGCAATGGCGAAGGGCGCAGTCATCAACAAGTTCAAGCAGATGCACAGAACCGCGACAAACGTTGTCGGCTTCGTGAACGTGATGGACCTGTACGATTACCTCGGTGGCGCAGACATCACCATTCAGACCGAGTTTGGATTCCAGTACATCAAGAATTTCATGGGCTACAGCACGGTTTTCCTGCTGTCCGACGATGAGATCAAGCGCGGCCGCGTGATCGCGACGCCGGTTGAAAACATCGTTCTGTACTACATCGACCCGGCTGACAGCGATTTCGCCCGTGCCGGTCTTGACTACAGAACTGATGGCGAAACAAACCTTGTCGGCTTCCACGTGCAGGGTAATTACTCCACTGCCGTCTCCGAGTCCTTTGCGATCATGGGGCTCACCCTGTTTGCGGAGTACCAGGACGGCATCGCAGTTGCGGATATCGACGAAACGCCGACGCTCGGCGCGCTGACCGTTACTTCTGCAGCCGGATCCGCAACTGGCGAAACGAAGATCACGGTCACGCCCGCGAAGGAAGCAAGCGGAAACGTCTACAAGTACAAGGTAGGCGATTCGGCTGAGACTATCACCTACGGCCAGAACGTCAGAACGTGGTCGACGTGGGACGGTAAGTCCGATGTCACGGCAGCGACGGGCAAGAAGATCACTGTTGTTGAGGCCGACGCGACCTATAAGGCGCAGAAGGCAGGCAACGCTACGGTAACGGCAAAGTAAGGAGGCGGCAGCGCAATGCTTACCGAATTGTGCGGGGTTCTGCGAAACTGGTTTGAAACGGATCGGATCAGCGGAACGTACACAGTAGAAAACGGCAGCATTGCGCTGCCGTTCCTGCAAGAAGGGCAATTCTTCCGGATCGTCGGTTCTGTCTTCAATGACGGCGTTCACCAGTACCCGGATTACGGGATGGCGGATGAGACTTTCAACGGCTCCATCTGGCCGATGGCCGTCCCCTCTTCTGTCCTCGCCCTCGAAGCTGAAATCAGAGCGTGGCAGGAGAAAAACGGCGACGCAGCAGCAAGCCCGTTCACCTCGGAAAGCTTCGGCGGGTATAGCTACTCGAAGGGATCAAGCGGAAGCACGTCCGCGAGCGGGGCCGTGACATGGCAGACGACGTTCAAATCGCGCATGAACCAGTGGAGGAAGATCTGATATGAGCTTACTTGATGATTTTGCTCGCCCGTGCGTGCTGCTCGAAAAAAGCCGCACACCGGATGGAGCGGGCGGATATATCACCACATGGACGGATGGCGCGGAGTTTATGAACTATCAGGCGCTTGACACGTCCATGGAGGCGCGCAGAGCGGAGAAAGAGGGCGTGACAAGCGTTTACTCGGTGCTTGTGCAAAAGGCCGTACCAATCGATTATAACGACTTCTTCCGCGACAAGACGACCGGCGAGACGTACCGCGTCACGTCCGAGCCGAAGGACAAACAGACGCCGAAGTCCGCTAGCTTTGCCCTGAAATACTTCACTGCTGAAAAGAAAGCACTGCCGACATGACAAAAGACAAAGCATTGCACGCGTGGTTCTTACAATTCCTGACGGCCTATCCCGCGTCCAGCGTGCCGGACGACGCCGTTTTCCCGTGGCTGACCTATGAACTGATCACAGGCGCGTGGGACAGCGGAGAAATCGGCCTGACAGTAAATCTGTGGTACTACACCACGCAGGAAGCAGAACCGAACGCGAAAGCGCAGGAAATCTCGGACGCTATCGGCTTGGGCGGCGTGTTTGTGCCGTGTGACGACGGCGCAATCTGGATCAAGCGCGGATCTCCGTGGTGTCAGAACGTCCGGGACGATTCTGATGCAAATATCAAGCGGCGGTACTTGAACATTACAGTCGAGTACATCACCGCAAACTGAAAGGACTGATTTCATGGCAAAATTCACAAAAATACCTGCTGATACCTTCAAGCAGCTGCAAATCAACGCCGGTGTAATTCTGAGCGATTTCACACCGGCGACCGGTGCGTTTGAACCAGAAAATCAGCTGGGCGCAACGACCGGCGGCATTACGTTCGCGGCGACACCGACGTTCTCTGACTACGGCGAAGATGTAGATAATTGCCCCAAGAATACACTCGAACTGAAACGGCTGGATGACGTGGACGTAAAGTGTTCCGGAACGTTTGTCACGGTGACGACCACATCTGCCAAATCCCTTATGGCGGCGGCGGACATCGACGGCACGGACGCAACGAAAGTTGTTCCGCGCCGTGACCTGGACAGTTCCGACTTCAAGGACATCTGGCTTGTCGGCGACTACTCTGACAAGAACGGTGCAACCAATGGCGGCTTTATCGCAATCCGTTTGATGAATGCGCTTTCTACGGGCGGCTTCCAGCTGAAGACTGCCGACAAGAACAAAGGCCAAATGGCGTTTGAGTACACCGCGCATTACTCGATCTCAAAGCAGGATGTTGTGCCGTATGAGCTGTACATCAAGGCCGGTACGGCAGAAACCTGATAGGAGGCCGATATGAAACTTTCGGAATTCAGCACCGATAAGGCGGCAGATGTCCTCTGCGAAATCAGCGTATACGCGCTGAACATCGTGTCAGACGAAGAACTCAGGGGAAGCCTGAAAAAGCTGACAGACGACGAAAAGCCGCAGACAGTCGGCGAGAGGTACGCAATCGGCGTGCAGCGCATCGGCCAGTGGATCCCGCTGATCCTGAAAAAGCATAGAGAAGACGCGTTCAGCATTCTGGCTGTGGTAAACAGCGTGACAGTTGACGCGATCCTGGAGCAGAACGTTCTCGTTACAATGCGGCAGATCCGGGAACTGGCAGAGGACAAAGATCTCACTGATTTTTTCAAATCGTGCGCGTCGGAGGCGAAAGCGTAACGCTTGCGCTTCTGGCAGCTCCAAAAATAAGCGCCGGAGGGCTGATTCGCCTTTTGCCGATTTTAATAAAGCGGCAGAACGAGGAATCAGCCTTTCGCATTTATGCGGCGGAGTGTATGCGCACGATCACGGAAAACACAGCGAAATTCGCGGGCGGAAGCTTTGTGCAGGCAAAGTATACCGACATCATCAGCCCGAAGCCGCAGGACAACCGAACCTGCGAGGAGATCACCGCCGACGTTGTACGCCGGTGCGGATTGAAGGTGAAAAAATCCAAAGATGAATCTGTTTGAACTTTTTGTAAAAATCGGCGCCGATACGTCCGAGGCAGACAAGGGCATCGACGAAACCGGGAAGAAAACATTCGGCCTCGGCGAGAAGATTAAAAACGGCCTTGCTACTGTCGGCAAGGCTGCGGTAGTCGGCGTGACGGCAGCGGCGACGGCAATCGGCACAATCGGCACAAAGGCGGTCCAGGCATACGCAGACTATGAGCAGCTCGTCGGCGGCGTGGAGACGCTTTTTAAGGATAGCCAAGATAAAGTCATGGAGTACGCAAACAACGCGTACAAAACCGCTGGGCTATCTGCGAATGAGTACATGGAGACGGTGACAAGCTTTTCTGCATCCCTGCTGCAGTCTCTCGATGGGGATACCAGTGCAGCGGCAGAAAAAGCAAATTTGGCGCTGACTGATATGTCCGATAATGCCAACAAAATGGGATCGGACATGACTTTAATCCAAAATGCATATCAGGGCTTCGCAAAAGCAAACTATACGATGCTTGATAACCTCAAGCTCGGCTACGGCGGCACGCAGGCCGAAATGCAGCGCCTCCTTGAAGATGCGGAGAAAATTTCCGGTATCAAATACGATATTTCCAGCTATGCGGATATCGTAGATGCAATCCATGTCGTGCAGATCGAAATGGGCATCACCGGCACGACCGCAAAAGAAGCCGCGTCCACAATTCAAGGCTCGTTCGGTATGGTAAAAGCCGCATGGAAGAACCTCGTGACCGGCCTCGCCGACCCGGATCAGAATCTCGGAACTCTCGTGGGCAACTTCACGGATTCCATTGTCGTTGCGGGCAATAACCTGATCCCGCGCATTCAGGAGCTTTTGCCGCGCATTGTGGAGGCGATTACTACGCTGATGGTAACCGTAAGCACGCAGCTTCCGGGCATACTCGGATCCACCCTTCCCTCGCTTATTGAGGGCGCATCAAATCTGGTTACTGGGCTTATGTCCGCGCTCCCGGAGATCCTTACCGTTCTGGGCGATATCGCGCCGACGGCAATTGGGATTCTCGTTCCGGCCATAGTCGAGCTTCTGCCGGAAATCATTCAAACCGGTATAGATGTTATTATCTCTCTGGTACAAGGCATTACGGAGACGCTTCCGGAATTGATCCCGGCGGCAACAGAAGCAATCATCAAAATCGCTGAAACGCTGACCGACCCTGGAAATCTCGGGAATTTGGTAGATGCGGCGCTTGAGATCATCCTCGCTCTGGCGGACGGGATCATTGATGCCGTCCCGAGGCTGCTTGAGGTGGCTCCCAAGATTATCACAAATCTCATCACCGCGCTTACTGAAAACTTCCCCAAAATCATCGAATCCGGCGCAAAACTTGTTAAATCGCTGATTGATGGCCTGATTAAATCCATTCCGCAAATCATCATGTCCGGCCCGCAAATCATTATGGCGCTTATTGAGGGCCTTATTAGCGCAATCCCCGAGTTGATTCTGGCAATTCCAACGCTGATCCAATCGATTGTAGATACGTTCCTCGGCTACGATTGGGGCAGCATCGGAACGAATATCGTTGACGGTATCAAAAACGGATTCCTGCATATGTGGGAGAGCCTAAAGCGGACGGTAAGCGATATGGTCAATGGCCTTGTGAGCGGCGTCAAGAGCATCCTCGGTATTGCGTCCCCGTCTAAAGTCTTCGCCGGAATCGGCGGCTACATGGCAGAAGGACTTGGGCAGGGCTTTGACCGCGAAATGACTGACGTTCGGAAGGATATCGAGGATCAAATGACTTTCGGCACAACGTCCTTTTCTGTGTCCGGCGCGGCAAAGTCCTCCGTCGGTGTTGTGAACGGTCTGCTGGCCAACAACCAGTCCGGTACGCCGATGCAGATCAACCTTGTGCTCGATGGGCAGACGATAGCAAGAGCAATATTCGATCCGCTGCGGGGCGAGATCGTACAAAGGGGTGTATCGCTTGCGTAGGATTAAAATCACGGACGGAACAAACACGGTCACGCTTCTGCGCGATCTCGTGTTCACGATTCAGCCAAAGGATATCGGCGCAACCGCGACAATGGCGTCCGGAAAGACGGTTATGGATATCATTGGGGTAAAAAATGAATTGATAATCCCAACGGGATGGCTTTCTGTCACGGACCTCAGGATTCTGCGGAGCATGATCAACGCAAAGCACGTCCTGCGTGTGACGTACCCTGATGTTGACGGCGATAAAACACGGGATTTTCTGTTCAGTCAGCCGGAATACAAGGCCATTATTTACGATGAGGACGGGGTTTCCCAATGGTGCGGCGTGACCATCACCGCAACGCAGCAAGGGGTGGACTGATGCAAAAGGTATCAAGTGGATTTACGCCGTTTTCTGCCGTCCGGGATATTGGAATGCTCGTCCGGTTTTACCTCGTCGATCCGTCCGCAAAAAAGAACGGAACGGTTTCAGCATCGGATTCTGCGCCGGGGACCAAAGCAAGCGAGACAATCAGCGAAAACGAAACCATATCCGGGAAGTTTGCCGGGCTGGAGCTGAATCGATGGATGCTGGATGGCACAATTGATATCCCAAATGACGGATTTGAAGGGCAGCAAACAGGTTGGTGGAGCGGGGAAGTTTCGGACGAAAATGCGGAGTTGGATAGTACCATCACCTTCGAGTTCTCCGCGCCAGTGTCGACCGTTGGATGGTCGCTGCTGTTCGATGATAAAATGCAGCAGTATCCGGCCCAGATCACACTAACCGCATACGGGAGCGATAACGCCGTGATTGCAGCCGTAACAAAAGCGATCACACAGGTTCGGCAGAACATCAGCCTGCCAGCGGCAAATTACACAAGGCTGACGCTTCAGTTCGATAAAACGTACTTGCCGAAAACACGGGCAAGGCTGCGGCAGATCGATTTCGGCCTGACAGAAACATATGAAAACGATAGCATGGCAAATGTACAGATCGTGGAGGAAGCGTCCGTTTCCTGCGATGCTTTCCCGTCGAGGCAGATATCCTTTACATTCGATAACGCTGATCACAGATACAACATCCTCAATCCGGATGGAATTTTTGCGGTGATTCAGGAGGGGCAAAAGCTTCTGGCAAAGTGCATCGTAAACGGAGAAAACGTCGATGTCGGCGAATTTTTCTTTACGTCGGTAACGGCAACAAATTCCGGCGTAACGGCGCAGCTGGTAGGCAACGATATGGCTGCGGCGCTCGAACGGGCGACATATGAATCAGGGAGCGCTACCGCGTGCGAACTGCAAGCGGCGGTCGCCGCCGTCCTGACCGGCTATGATATCACGGTAATCTATGGCGGCAATGTGGCAGAAAGAACAGTTGTTCCCGCAATTCCCAGAAAAACAACGCGCCGGGAAGCGATCCGGCTGCTGGCGCAGGCGGCCATGTGTTCCGTGTGGTTTGATCGATCTGGGGATCTGCATATTGCGGAGCTGTCTCCCGGCACTGTGCGCGGGGCCATAACGCCGGATGAACTGTATGATTACGACGGCGTGAGCATAGCGGAAGCGGTTGACTGCGTAGAACTGCACATCAAGAGCGATTACTCGGATAGCGTCGACGAAACGGTAACAGCCGGGAGCGGAAAAAACATTAAGAGCATCAGCAATCCGTGCGTGGCCCCAGCAAATTATCAAAGCGTTGCCGCATGGCTGCTGGCACAGTATAACCGCCGCAAAATCTACAGCGTAAAAAACCGGTGCAACCCGGCGCTTGAAACCGGCGACACGATCAAAATTTCGGACGCATTCGGACAGAATGAGAGCGCGGTGCAGACGGGCCTCGCACTGACGTTCGACGGGGGCCTTTACGCAATCACAAAAGGAGTGGGTGTATGAGCACAATCATCGTTACGCTCGTCACCGACCGGACGCAGGCGGATGTGGAGCGGGTGCGGGAGCTGGCGGCGAAGGGGTTCGCGGCCATGACCGCAGCCGAGCAGGCGGAATGGCTGACCGGGATGAAGGGCGCGTACAACGCCGCTGATCTTAATCGCGTGGGAACGGCCCTGAATTATCTGGCGGGACGCCTCGCCTCAATCTGCGGGAAGAGCATCACGTGGACGGCGAAAACCGATTGGGCTGTCACGGACATTCCAGTAGCCTCACAGGCCGAGACATACCGACGGCAGATACAGGACATTCGCGACGCGCTTGCGTATCCTGCCGGGACGCCGGACGTGCCGCAGCTGGCGCGCCTGACCTACATCGGCGCGAATGATATCGAGCGCATTCTTGCGCTCTGCGAAGACTTAATCGTCAACGTTGCAAAATCTTTTCGCCACACCGGCGCGGCGGAGTGCGCCGCAGGAGGATTACTCACATGAAAGATAGGCAGCCAACACAGGTTTTAGCCAACGGCGCGATCCGGTATGGCGTCTATAACGCCGACGGCACGCTCAATCACTACGAATACCTCAAGCGCGAGGATGCGCCTACCGTCGAGGGAACGCCCCTCAACAAGGCGAATCTCCTGTCCGATACCACTGCCGCGAAGATCTGGCCCGGCTCGAAGAAGCCGGACGACCCGACCGTGAACGACGCGCTTGGCAAGCTTTCGGAGGGTACGGCCAAAGTCGGCGACATCGCTATCACCGCCCGCACCGACCTCTCCGACGCATGGCTCCCGTGCGACGGGCGCACTGTATCGCAGGAACAGTATCCAAAATTGTTTTCTGTGCTCAGAAGCTCTGCCGCGCCGCTTCCGTGGGCGTTGAAGTCATCGAGTATTCAACCTGGATTTGTGTGGTATCTGAATGGGGAATGGGTCGGCCTACACGACAGAAAGTTCTGGACGTCGCCCGATTTGGGGACGTGGACGCAGCAGGCGGATATGCCGCCCGGACTCTCGTTGGTATCGGATGTGCAGTATGCAAACGGCACTTATTACGCTGTTTTTTCCGGAGACTCCACAGAGGCAAACGGAGTGTACACAACGCATAGCCTCGATACGCCATTTACGCTATATGCAAGCGGCAGCCTGCCTGGAAGCGCTGGACTGAAGATGTTTATTACGCCAAACGTTCTGTATATCTACGTAGTAAGAGGCGAATACGGAGCCTATAACAATTACAAGGGAAGAAGCGTAAGCGCCAGCTACGTAAACCAAACAACGAAAGAAATAGTAAGTATCTCAAATTCTATCAGCGGAATTGTATTTTACGCCGAAGAAAAGGACTGCTTTTACAAGCTGAACTGTAGCACCAGCGACATACTGGAGACTTCAAAGGCAAAAAACCTGATCAACCCGACGTGGGAGGCAGTCAGCAGCGTAAACATCAAAGAATTAACTCCGTCCTTCAACCAGCCGTCGACGTACACCTATCACGCCCTGATGTCAGCTTACCATTGTGGGGCAAATATAATTGCTTTTTTTGCACTGGTGAACGCTGCTTTCTCTGGTGCGGGGACCACGATGTATAGCGGATATATGGTATACAGGTATTCTGCGGACTACGGTGCAACGTGGGAAAACGGGAAGGTAGTTTCCTACAAAACCGATAGCTACTCGCTCGACAACTATACGAACGGCAAATACGAAAACGGGCTTTTGGTGCTTTCAGAAACCGCAAGCGAATCTGAAAGTGCTGATCGAGCGGAAAAGATCATTGCGATCAGCGCTCCAGCATCCGGCCCGGTATATGGAGACGTACTGGGGAGCAGCGTCGACAGTATTGCACTATCGCCGGACGGGGAGGCGGCATACATATCATCGAATGGGCTGGCGTACTGCGATTATAGCGCGGCGGGAAAAGAAATCCCTACCATCGGGACGGACACCAGAAGCAATGCCTACATCAAGGCGCTGGAGGAATAACCATGCGGGATAGAATTGGCACAAACGATCTCGCAAACGGGGCCGTCCGCTACGGGGCGTATGACGCGGCAGGAAGTCTGCTGCGTTATGAATGGCTTCGCCCGGAGGACGAGCCGCTGGAAGCCGGGACGCCGCTCACGGCCGGGAACCTGCTGACGGCACAGAGCGCTGCAAAGATCTGGCGAGCGGGCGACGCACCGGCGAACCCGATGGTAAATGAGGCATTCGGGAAGCTGTCGGAGCCGAATTATCACGTCGGCGATATCCTCACGACCGTCCGCGTCCTATCCGCCCCGTGGCACGCCTGCGACGGCTCGACCTTCGACCAGATAGCCTACCCGGCCCTCTACGCAGCCCTCGGCGGCACGACGCTGCCGACGATCAGCTATTCCAGCGATACCACCACCTACATCAAAATGGCGGACGATTAGCCCGGCAAATAAAAGAGAAAGGTACAGAAAAATGGACACCAAAACCATCATCGTCACCCTCGCCTGCGCCGCTCTTGGCTCATCCGCGCTGACGGCGGTAGTCAATGCCATCGTCAGCGCGGTTCAGAAAAAGCGCGGCAAGGACACAACGCAGGAGGCGCACCTTGCAGAGATCGACAAAAAGCTCGGGAAAATGCAGGAGCATCAGGACGAGCAGTATCTGGCAATCCTCCGGCTGACCATCATGTCGGAAGAAATGCCAATGGCAGAGCGCCTGATCGCCGGGCAGAAATACGTCAAGCTGGGCGGGAACGGCGACGTGAAAAAATTCCTGCACCAGCTGGAGGCGCAATGCGGACATAGCAATGGAGTTTAGCAAGAAATGGCTGATTTGCAGCGCGCTTGTCAGCCTCGCACTCATCATCGCCTGCGCGGCAGGCGCAGACCTGACGGAGATCACGCTTGCGGTGCTGGCTGAAACGACGGCTTCCAGCGGGTTTTATCTCTGGAAGGCCAAGAACGAGAACCGCGCGAAGTACGCGCAGAAGTACATGGATAAATGGGCTGAAAAATACGGCCCGGAAGCGGCAGCACGCATCGCAGAGATCGTGCTGAAAGATTGAAAGGAGCATACTTATGGACTACACACAGATCATCTCGGCAGTGATCGCGCTCATCAGCGCGCTCGTTTCGGCGTTTTTGATCCCGTGGATCAAGACGAAAATCGACGCAGACAAGCTGCAAACGCTCCGCACTTACGTTGAGATCGGCGTAAAGGCGGCGGAGCAGCTGTACACCGCGACGGACGGCGCGGCGAAAAAGGCGTATGTCGTGAACTTCCTCGCCGAGAAGGGCATTCAATTTGATGTGGAAACGATCGATAAGCTGATCGAGGCCGCCGTGCTGCAGCTGCACCACGAGTTGTACGGGAGTGAGCGGGCATGAGTATCAAGATCGGACAGGCCAGTCTCGGCGAGACGGGCGGCCGCAACCAGCAGCCCGGCAACCAGACCGGGCGGGAGCTGAATATCTCCAACTGGTACAATGGCCGCTGGCTCGGAATCTTGCGCTACAAGAGCCGCAAAAAGGCCGAGCTGGCCGCGCAGACGTGCGAGGCGGCCATTAAGAACCGGAACATCGGCTACGACATGGACAACAGGAACACGGCGTATGAGGCCGCCAGAGCCGTCGGGTGGGACGTGAGCAGGATCGCGAAGCCTGTGGAGACGGACTGCTCCGCGCTCATGATGCTCTGCGCCGTGGCTGCAGGCTGCGCGTCGGTCGAAGCGCTCTACCGTCGGCAGGGCAACAGCTGCACGACATACTGCATGCTGCACGATTGGCCAGCAACGGGAGATTTTGTGCTGCTGACCGGCAGCAAGTATCTGACGACGGACGCGAATCTCCTGCGCGGGGACGTACTGGTAAGCGAGGGCCATACCGTGATGGCCCTCGAAGATGGAAAAAATGCAGAGGAGGAAACCGAAATGGTAGAAAAGAGCAAGATCATCGTCGACGGAAAGGAAGTCGCCGTTGAGCGTATCCTGAAAAACGGTACGAACTACGTAAAGGTGCGCGATATCGCCGCCGCGCTGGATCTCGAAGTCGGCAATAAAGGAAATATTGCCGTGCTGAAGCACAAGGAAAAGTAAGGAGGCGGGGCGTATGTCGCCGCAGGCGCGGGCCAAGCTGCCGCCAGAGCTGGGCAGGCTGACCAGAAAGGATATGGAGGCCGTAATCTATCAGGCCAATCTTGGCCGGGAAAATGAGAAGATCGCGCAGCTCTATTTTGTGGATAAGCTTCCCCAGGTAGACGTTGCGACGGAGCTGTTCCTGGGCCGCGCCACGGTCCAGCGCCGCCTCCCGGAGATCATGCGGGAGATGCAGCGGACATCCAGCAAACTGTATAACTGAGATAAGCGCCGAGAAATCGGCGCTTATTTTTAAAAAAACTATTGACATATACGGTATTACGGTATATAATAGGTACATAAGATAAAGCAAAACAAAACCAACTACGGAGGGTACAGCGATGGCAAAGGCGAAGATCACTTGCAAATGCGAAATCTGCGGAGGCACGTTCGAACACGTCCGCACTTGCATCAACAGAAGCGACGCAGATTCCTATGCAGAATGGGCTGCGGAACACGTTACTGTTTGCCCGTCCTGCCATGCCGCAGCAAAAAAGGCAGAAGCGGCTTCCAAACTGAATGCGTACATTGCCGAGAACTTCGGAACCGAGCATCCGCTTCCCAAGATCACCGGCGTTTCCGAAAAGCAGATTTCCTATGCAGAGGCCCTGCGCGACGAATTCATCTCTCGTGATCTTGCGGGCTGCCACGTAAAGCTCGCCAGATTCTTCGCGGTGGAAGATAAAGTCCGGCTCGAAAACATGAGTGAAGAATGGCACGCCGCAGCAGAGAAGCGGGCGGAATCGGAAGGCCTGTCCGTCGAAGCATGGTTCACGAAAAACCGCCCGGCAATCGTAGCCCGCACTTCCAAGATTACGATCGTCGATGTTGTAAAAAAGCTTGAGCTGATCGTAACGGAGTCCAACGCGTCGAAGATCATCGACGCACTGCGCTGAGAAGGAGGATCTTAAAATGGAAAACGTAAAAGAAATCACAAGAATCATGGAGGCCGGGCGCGACGCAGACCGCGCACAGGAACCGATGCGGTTTTCGACGCAGGAAGAACGCAACGCATGGTATGAGAAACAAACGGAAATCCTGGCGAAGGTTATGGCTCCAGTAGGAGACGAACCTTACGACAAGAACCTGCAAGGGCATAAGATCGCGGACCGTTTCGCGGATATCCATACATTCGAAATCTACAGGCTTATCAATATCCGATACATTATCGGGGATTTCGAAACATATGAAGAGTACGCGGCCCACTGCCGGGCGGAAATAGAAGCATGGGCCGATGAACTTCGCGCAGATTTAGAGGAGGAATAAAAAATGATTGCACATCTTTACCGCATCCGTTCTGATTTCCGGAACGTTCCGGATAAAATCATCATCAAGGCCAAGGCAAAGGAAAACTTCCCCGGGACTTGGCTCCACGCCGAAGTTGAACTTCCGGATTTTATCCGGGTGGCCGAAACCGAAGCCGGTGACGGATTCCTGTTCAAGCAGGATGAAACTATTATGAACGTTTATATCGAAGATGCGGAGCGCTTGGACGGTGACGCAATTAAGGGAACGGTGAGCATCCGCAGCGCAAGCGGACGTATGCTTGCGAAGTGCGTCGCCATGTGGCGATGAGAACAGGGGGTGAATCATGCCGAGTGAGGCCCAAAAGCGCGCCCGCGACAAGTGGGACGCCACAAACATGACGCTGGTAAGCTGCAAGATGCGGCGCGACCTTGCTGACGATTTTAAGTCTGCCGCAAAAGCAAACGGCACAACGCCCAGCGCCTTGATCCGTGGGTGGATCGACGGATATATGCAGCAAAACAAGCCCGTGGAATAACCGCGGGCTTAAATTTTGAACCAAATTGATACACAACTGAGGCACAAGAAGCAGCAAAAAGGCCCATACTGAACACATCAAAGGAGTGTTCGGTATGGGCTTTTCTTATTTTAATCCAAACCCCGCCGGGCTGAAAGTCGGGGACTGCACCGTCCGGGCCATCGCAAAGGGGACCGGGAAGAGCTGGGATGAGGTGTATATCGGCTTGTGCCTGCAAGGGCTGATTATGGGCGATCTGCCGAGCGCAAACAGCGTATGGAGCGCTTACCTCCGGCAGCAGGGCTTTACCCGGAACGTAATCCCGAACACGTGCCCGGACTGCTACACCGTCGTGGACTTTTGCGCAGACCATCCGCGCGGCGTGTACGTTCTTGCTCTGTCCAGTCATGTGGTCTGTGCGGAGAACGGAAGCTATTTCGACACATGGGACAGCGGCAATGAGATCCCGCTGTTCTACTGGGCAAAGGAGGATAAATGATGTTCGGACAACAGCCGTATGTGTATCAGCAGCCGATTTACAATCAGCCGCCCATGCCGCAGATGCAGGAGCCGCAGATGCAGATGCGTCCGCAGTATCAGCCCGCGCCGCAGATGCCGGCTTACCAACCGCAGCCCCAGCAGCCGCAGAATCAGTCGATCATCTGGATCCCGAACGAACAGGCCGCAAACGACTTTATTGTTGCACCCAACAATGCCGTAACGCTATGGGATATGAACGCGCCTGTTGTATACGTCAAAAAAGCCGATGCAAGCGGAAAGCCGACCATGACTATCTATGATCTTGTAGAGCGCGCACAGGCCGTTATAACGCCCACGGCGGCGCGAAAAGGCATGATGGAGGAATACGTGACGCGCAAGGAGTTCGACGAGCTTGTGGCGAAGCTGGCCGCTCCAAGCGTCAGACCGCGAAAGATGAAGGAGGCGGACAATGAACCCACTGTTTAATGCGCTCGGCGGCGGACAGATGCCCGGCCAGATGGGGCAGTTTCAAAATATGGTGCAGCAATTCCGGCAGTTTCAGCAGACGTTTCAGGGCGACCCGAAAGCAGAGGTAGAAAAACTGGTACAGAACGGGAAAATCACGCAGCAGCAGCTGAATCAAATGCAGCAAATGGCTGTGCAATTCCGGCAGCTGCTCGGATAAAACGAATCTTAATTCGTGGCCACGATTGAGATAAATTTCAAAATCTACGAAAGGAGAATTTTATGAGTCTTACTGATGGCGGCATTCAGCCGACTATGCCCGTCCAGCCTGCCAATAACTACGGCGGCGGTATGGGGATGTGGGGTGATAACTGGATCTGGATCATTGTGCTGTTTTTGTTCGGCTGGGGACGCAACGGCAACGGCTGGGGCGGCAATGGCAGCGGCGGCGTGATGGACGGTTACGTGCTGACGTCCGATTTCGCAAGTGTTGAGCGTAAACTCGACAGTATGGCAAACGGCATTTGCGATTCCACGTTTGCCCTGAACAATGCCATTACCGGCGGCTTTGCTACGACCACGCAGGCCCTCAACAGCGGTTTCCAGAACGCCGAACTTTCTCGTTGTAATCAGCAGGCCGCGCTTATGCAGCAGCTGAACAACATGGCGATGCAGGCACAGGAGTGCTGCTGCGAAAACCGCGCTGCAATCGCCCAGGTGCGCTACGACATGGCGACGCAGGCGTGCGACACCCGCAACACCGTGCAGAACACCACGCGCGACATCATCGACGCGATGAACTGCGGCTTCCGCAGCATCGACCAGCGTCTGACGGCGCAGGAGCTTGCGGCGAAGGACGCGAAGATCGCCGAGCAGAACCAGCAGCTTTTCGGATACCAGCTGGCGGCATCGCAGGCGGCACAGAACAATTACCTTGTTTCCACGCTTCGCCCGAGTCCCAGCCCGGCCTATGTTGTAGCGAATCCGTACTGCTGCAACAGTGGTTACAACTACGGCTGCGGCAACTGCGCGTAACAACTCCATATCGTAGAGCTTTTTCGTGGCCTCACGAAAATGGTCGGCCCCCATTGCCGATACTCGATAGCAACGCGGCGGGGCAATCGTCCCGCCGCTGTATTTTTTATGAAAGGAATGATTTTATGGCTGAATTTACATCATCCGGGATTCAAACTGTCGCCGCTGGGCAGAACGTCCCGCTGATCTCCACGGCGGCTTGCGGAAAGCCGTGCATCGTACATCGCGAAGGAAGCGGGCTCGTTACGCTGCGCGGGCTTACGCAGCAATGCAAGGCAAAGTTCCGCGTATCCTTTGGCGCGAATATCGCTATCCCTACAGGCGGAACAGTAGGCACCATTACCGCTGCGCTTGCAATCAACGGCGAACCTCTGAGCAGCGCCACAGCGGCCGTAACCCCTGCGGCTGTTGAGAACTATTTCAACATCTTCGTTTCCACATTCGTGGAAGTCCCGCGCGGCTGCTGCCTGACTGTAGCGGCGAAGAACACCAGCGCGCAGGCGATCAGTTTCGCAAATAGCAATATGATCGTCGAGCGCGTATCGTGAAAGGAGGATGCAATATGTACGATTTGAGAAACCTGCGTGAAATGCTCTGCAAAGAGCTTGACGAAATCGCCGACAAGCGTGAAATGTCTGCGGGCGATCTGGACGCGATCCAGAAGCTGACGAGTTCCATCAAGAATACCTACAAGATCGAGATGGCTGAAGACGGCGGCTATTCCCGCGATGGCGAGTGGGAGGCGGATATGCGCGGTACTTACGGCCGGGGCAGCTCTTACCGTGGCCGCCGCCGTGACGCAATGGGCCGCTATACCCGCGCTGATGCCCGCGAGCATATGCGCGCGCAGCTGGAGGATATGATGCGCGACGCGGACGACGATAAAACCCGTGACGCGATCCGCCGCTGCATGGAGCAGATCGAGCGGGCATAAGGGGGATATGATATGCTGGATAAAGCCGAGATCCGCAAGGAGATAGCGCGGCTGGAATATGAGGAATCCAGCTATCCCAATTATGCCAAACTGGCAGATCTTTATGTGATACGCGATAAGATGCAGGAAGAGGAACGGGGCGACGGCGGTAGGTATGTGGGTTCCTACTCCGGCGCTCCCGCCCCTGTGACCGCAGAACCGGCTACCGTGGGCGAGTACGGGGACAGTGAGTTTTTACTTGCGGTAGCTGGGAAAGACCCGGCAAAGGCTTGGGCGGTCGTTGATGAACTTATGGACACATTATCGCTTGTGAACCGAAAAGTCTATGATTCCATGCTTCGGAAAATAAAGTCCATGTAGCAAAAAATAGGGGAGTCCCCTCGCATTGCACTGAATTTGTAGCATACAATGTAGCATACGGGAAATGATTTTATGTTACAGAGCGTGTCATAACGTGATTTTTCGCTTTTTGAAAATACGCAGAAAATGGGGCGAAAAGCATAAAAAAGTACCGATTTTAGCTTTAAAACAGCTAAAATCGGTACTTTGGCGCGGAAGGAGAGATTTGAACTCTCGCGCGCTTTTTAGACGCCTACTCCCTT